TTAAGTAAAATCGGTGGATCTGAAAATGCTTATTGATGTAACTAAAGAAGAACTCGAAGTCATTGTACTACAGTTATGGAAGTCTCGGAAATCTGAAGAGAAAGTACGAGTGGTATATGAGAAGATGGAACCACTTCTAAATATTTGTAACTGTCAGGAGAAGTAATGGCATTTCTAATTAAAAAGGAGACAATAGATACAGAGTCGGTAGGACCGTTCTGTGATTATCCTGCACAGACATTAGATGGTACTCCGTTCATGTCACCGAATGTTAAAGTTGGTAGTAGACCTGTACCGATATATGATGCAACAAGTTTACCAAGTATAGTGCCAGGCATTAGGAGAGGTATACCACAGTGTACTAGCACAGGTCAACGGATTATTACTCCTGCTGTCAATACGACAGTTATGATTAATGGGAGACTACCCGCTGTTCAAGGTGATAATGCAACACTGGATGGAATTAGTACACCTAGACCCTTGACAGGACCATGGTTAAGTAGTACAATACAGATAGGAACTTCTGGAGGACAGAATATTTAATGGCGAAAGCAAAAGGTGGTTTTGGTGTATCTCAGACTATAGAAGCAACACCAAAGAAAACAAGACAGGGTACAGGATCACATACAAAGTATTCTGCGACTAGTAGAAATAAAGCAAGGAAGAGATATAGAGGACAAGGAAAGTGACTGAGAAGAACTATATTACTAAAGCGAAGAATCAATTCAAGTCATCTGCATATTACACATTCTGGGGTGTTGCTACAATTGCTGTAGTTGCAGGACAGGTGTATGTTGGCACTGGTTATAGAGCGATGAGCAGTAGTATTGAAGAACTTATCGACGCTTATACAGATAGACCGAAGATAGCACCAGCAGACCTTTACTCCATGCCGATAATACGATGAAGTGTTGGCACTGTAATACTGAGTTGATTTGGGGTGGGGATAACTCCATGGAAGAGTTGAATGATGGCGATGAGTCTGAGTATGACTTTTGGTCTAACTTCACTTGTCCAAAATGTCAAGCATACGTTGAGGTATTTCATCACAAATGAATTTGATTTGTAATTTGCCTTCTGAGAAGGTGTGGGTACGAAAAGAATATTTAACTGACCATCAAAGTGGATTTGGTGAGTTTGTCGAGGGCGTCTGGGTTGCTTGTAAGAGTATACCTGGTCGTGCTTTTTATTTTGAGACTTACTTACCTGAGTATGGTGCGATGTATGATAAACTTCCTATAAGTGCCTTTCTCCGAGCACCGAAAACGCCGACGCCCGATATGAGTCTAGAGAATCTGCAATTTTGGAATTGTATGGACTATGGTGTGATGGCAATCAATAAAGGTTTCGTATCTTCTATGGATGCGGAGATACGGACAAGAGACCATGGTCTGATGAAAGGTCAGTATATCTTTACTCTTGATAACTACCATGCGAACCCTGATGTGATAGATAATAATGTAAGTGAAGTGCCACAAGAGCATAAGAGTCATAATTGTATCCAACTAGAGAATGGACAGTATGCATTGTATCCTAATAATAGAATGCGTTTGTATGACCTCTCTATCACCCCTCAAGAACCGAAGACACCAGACTTTAAGGTTTCTACCATAGAGTACCAAGTCGAGAATGGGACTGAGTGGGGACGGTTAGGAGATACCGATGATTATTTCTGGGAAACACCAAAGGAGAAAACAAATGGTAATTAAAGTAGACAAATCTGAGGAATTTATAAAAAGTGGGAAGAAACTCATCTCTGAGTACGATGCACAAGAATGGATAGACAAAATTGAAAAGAATGACGAAAGAGAATTGTTTGAGATGAAGAGAAAGAAGGAATTCCTTGACGAGTGCACTAAGTTCAGAAAAGATGGATAAATAAAAGCAGCCCATGCTGTCTTTAAATGCCAGAAGTCTCAACCTTCAAAGATTTGAGTATTACATTCAAAAAACATCCTGTTACTAACGATTTGGTAACAGTGAAGGATAAGGCTGCTGTTGCACAATCAATAAAAGGATTATTACTTACTAGAAGAGGTGAAAGACCATTCCAACCAGAAATAGGAAGTGGTCTACAGGATCTATTGTTTGAACCATTAGATTATGGTACTGCTGGATTAATTAAAAAAGAAATTAAAGAAACTCTCAATAGGTACGAACCTAGAATATCAATTCAAGGACTTAACTGCTATCCACGAACTGACGAGAATGGATATGAAGTGCAATTAGAGTATATGATCTTAGGTAGAGAAGACAGAGCAGTTGGGATAGATATATTTCTAGAGCGTACACGATAATGCCTTATACTCAGGTTGCCAATTTAGATTTTGATAATATCAAAACTCAACTCAAAGAATATTTGAGGAGTCAGAATGATTTTACTGATTATGATTTTGAAGGGTCTGCACTAGCAACTCTGATAGACACTCTTGCTTATAATACCTACTATACAGCGTTCAATACGAACATGGTAGTCAATGAACTGTTCCTTGATTCAGCAACGCTAAGAGACAACGTAGTAGCACTAGCAAAGCAATTAGGATATAGACCAAAGAGTGCAACATCTCCTACAGCATATATTTCATTTACTGTTACCTATACTAATGCAACAACTGATAAAGAATTAAATTTAAAACAAGGAACAGGATTTATTAGTAACTATGATAATGTCATTTACAATTATATTGTTACAAGTGATGTAAAGGCACAAGTAATAAATGGTGTTGCAACATTTAGTAACGTACCAATTAGAGAAGGAACACTATTAACAAACGAATTTGTAATAAACACTGCATCTAAGAGTCAAAGATTTATATTAGATAACCCTAACATTGATACTAATACAGTCTCAGTCACTGTATATCCTACTGGTGGATCTTTTAATGAACCATATTTACTTGCTGATAACATATTAGGAGTTGATGGTGCATCAAAAGTCTTCTTCTTAGATGAAATTGAGGACGGTAGGTATGAAATTTTAATGGGTGATGGTGTTCTAGGTAAGAAACTAGAGAACAATGCACGTATTGATGTATCATATGTAACAACATCAGGTCCTGTAAGTAATGGTGTTAAGGCATTTGTATTTTCTGGTGTGATAGAAAACGAATTTGGAGTTTCTCCTAATGCGTTTACAACAACAATTGTATCAAGCGTTGCTGCATCGGGCGGTGAAGAGATAGAAACAACTGCTAAGATAAAATACACTGCTCCAAAAGCATATGGCACACAAGACCGTGCAGTGACCGCTAACGACTACGAAACAATTGTAAGAAAAGTATATCCAGCAACAAGTGATATTATCATATTTGGTGGAGAGGATCAAGAACCACCAGAATATGGAAAAGTATTCATTGTATTGAAACCAACTGATGCTAGTTACCTTACATCGTTGACTAAATCACAGATCATTGCTGATCTTAAAAAATATGTTGTTGCATCTGTAGAACCACAGATAGTAGATCCTTCTATTCTATTTGTTGAAATGACAAGTAAGATCTATTATAACGGAGGTATGACAGATCAGACTCCTTCTAATATTAGAGATAGCGTAATCACTTCTATACAAGGTTATATTAATGAAAGTGATACTGAGAAATTTAATGGTAAGTTTAGGTATAGTAAGTTTGTGGGTGTTATAGATGATGCTGATGTTAGTATCAATTCTAATCTCACTAGTCTCATGATGAGAAAAGACTTCTATCCTCAGTTAAATTCTACCTTCTATTATGAGGTATGTTTCCAGAATGCCTTTGATGAAGACTGTGACGATCCAGTCTTATCATCTACTGGTTTTAGAGTAACAGAATATCCTAATTTTGATGTCTATGTTGAAGATAGAAATAAGAAAATTGTCCTATATAGACTAGATAGCGTAACTGGTGAGAAAGTTGTTCTAGACAGTGATATTGGCGACATAGATTATGTAAAAGGTGAGTTGAAGATGTATGCTTTGACAATTATTAAAGGTAGTTTCTTTGATAATCGTATTTCACTAAGAGTAAAACCACTATCAAACGACATTAAGGCAATGCGTGAGGTATACCTTGACGTTGACGTTCCTAATTCATCCTTCACTGCATATAAAGAGTAAGTAAATGGTTGCTGTAAAAACAAAGAGAATATCTACTCTGATAGAGACACAGCTTCCTGAGTTCATTAGTACAGAATACGAACTTTTTAGTAAGTTTGTAACGAAGTATTATGAAGCACAGGAGGTACAGGGTGGTACTCTAGACATTATTAATAATATTCAAAAATATGCAGACATTGATTACTATGAAAAGAACTTACTTAGACAACACGATACTTTGGATGTTAGTATCACTAATAGTAGCGACACAATTGTACTACAAGATGCAAGGAGTTTTCCAGAAAAAGACGGATATATTAGAATAGATGATGAGATAATATTTTACGCAACTAGAACTGATACAACCTTAAGTGGATGTTCTAGAGGTGTTAGTGGTAATACAAAAATTGGTGATCTATACAGTAAAAGTAATTTTGTAAGTACAACTGCTACAGCACATGCTGCTGGTCAAACAGTTTACAATATTAGTAATCTTTTTCTTTATGCATTAGTAAAGAATTTTGAGAAACAATATCTAGGTTCATTCCCTGAGAAATATCTTAGAGGTAGTGTTGATAAAAGAACCTTAATAAAGAACATACAGAATTTCTATAAAGCGAAAGGAACTGATAGTTCTATTAAGTTTGTTTTCAATAGTATTATTGATAAGGACTTTGATCCTCTTGATCGTACTAACTTAGCACAGTTTGAGTGGTTTATAAAATCTGAGTTTGATAATATTGCCATAGATGTTACAAGTCCAAATGGTCAATTTTTAGTTGGTGATAGAATCAAAACCACTACTGCTAGTGGAGAGATTGCTAAGATTGTTAGAAATGATCAGAACGTAATTACAAGAGTATATTTAAGACAAGTATCCAGCACCTTCTCTCTTGGAGATAGTGTTACTGGCACTACAGGATCAACATTTACTGCTAGTACAGTATATACATTCCCTAATGGTATTTTCTACATCAACTTTGGTAAATTGCCACAGTTATTTGGAGATTTTGAATATGGCAAATATTATTTTGCACCAGAAGGAATAAGGATCTTCCAAAACTGGCAAATTATATGGAATCAATCTGACCCTTCTAACTTACCGATGCCTATCCATCCAGATGGTCATCCTATGAAGTTTAGTACCACTAGAGAAGGTACATTACTTGGTGGTCAACAATATTACAACAGCAAACCTGTTCTTGGTGTCAAGACAAACTACGATAATGAATTCCAACCAGAATTCATGATGAATGTTGATGAGTCTAATAAGATTTACTATTATTGTGCTTATCATCGTTACATGTCAGGTCTTGATGGTGATGAAGGTTACATGGAGTTGGTTGCTAATACAAGACCAAGAAAAATTGTAAAACCTGAGGTATACAAACCAAGAGATTTTACATATAAAGCATCTAATGCAGATTGGATAAACGTATATGCACTTAAGTGTAAAGTTATATCTGGTGATGTAAAAAGTTTAGTAGGAAAGAAAATAGTTCAATCTGATACAGAAGAGTATGACTATGCAGATGCTGTTGTAGACAATGTATATGCAGATGGAACTAGAGATGATGAGGTAATCTATAATATAGTTTTAGCACCAGAGACAGTTAATGGTACATTTGGTGTCTCAACTAAGACTCAACTTGAGAAAGTGCTAATAGGCACTAAGTCTAAAGGAGATAGGATTGATGTATTCTCTACTACTGGTTGGGATAATACAGGATCAGTATTGATTGGTGATGAGACAATTACATTTAGTGAAAAGACTGTAGGTCAATTTATTATTGACAATAGATTAGCACAGACTGCTGTGCAGCACGATGTTGGTACACCAGTATACAAACCTGTTACAATAGCAGGATCTGGTGTCACGTTGTTGACGATGGGTATTGTTTATAATTTACAACCATCAGATCCACAACCATACTCTTTTGTAGGAGATAAGATACAAGTATCTAATCCTGGTTTTGAGACTTCTGATTCTAAGATTGTAAACGTAGGAACAAATCAGACTAGATGGATATTAGGAACTGGTGCAGCAGTTAATGTTCCTACATTATCTGCAGTTGCTACATCATTAGATCAAGTACCAACAAATGTATCTGCTATACTTGCAGATGATCAGTATTATTATATTGCTAGTTCTAGTTTCCCATCACATAAAATTTTAGATGGTTCTACTGTGACACAAACAGTATTGGATCAGAAACTTCTTCGTATTATTAGAAAACAAGCAACTAGAACTACAGAAACATATCCTACACCTAAGAGAGATATTGGTATTGGATTAAATGGTGTTCCTTTTTATGGTTATAAAGATGCAGAAAGTATTAGATATGGTAAGTTAGAACAAATCAAGGTTGATCTTCGTGGAACTGGATATGTAAGACCACCATTTGTATTGATTGATCAAGTACCTAATAAAGCAAGAGCAATATTAGCAGGACAAGTTGTAGAAAGCATAAGTGTGGATACTACTGATGTATTTCCTAGAACTCCAGACGTATTAATTACATCTGGTAGAAATGCTGCTGTTCGTGCTGTAGTAACTGGTGGTAAGGTCACAAGTCTTATACTTGATAATGCTGGTGAGTTCTATTCTTCACCTCCACAAGTTGTAATTAGAGATAATGCTGGTAGAGGTAGGTTTGCTGAGTTTGAAGCAGTTGTTAATACTGATGGACAGATTACTGGATTTAATAAGATTGCAGAGGGTAACTTCTATAATCAAAATACTGTAATAGTTGAAATAGTTCCAGTGGGCAGTGGTGCAACTGGTATACCTCTTCTTAAAGAATGGAATTTTAATAGATATAAAAAATTAGAAACTAAATTAGACACAGAGAATGGTTATGTATTTGGAAACAGCAATAACGTATTGGAGTATGGTTATGGTTATGCTGCAAACCCGAAAGCACTTCGTGTTTCTCTTAGTGATAACCTAAACAGTGCTGGAACAGAACCAGCATCTAAATCACACTCACCTATTATTGGTTTTGCTTATGATGGTAATCCAATCTATGGTGCGTTTGGTTATCAAGATCCTTTAGATTCTACGTCATCTATTACTAGAATGACATCTAGTTATTCTATTAATGGAAATCGTTCTGAAGGACCTGACTTGACAACCTATCCTATCGGAACTTTTGTCAATGACTATACCTATACCCACAAAAGTGGCACACTAGATGAAAACAATGGAAGATTTTGCACCACCCCAGAATTTCCGCAAGGAACTTATGCTTATTTCATTACTATTGATAGCAATCAAGTACCGCAGTATCCATACATTATAGGAGAGAATTTTTATTCTCTTCCTGTAGATAGTAATTACAATTCTGATATTAACCAGAACGACATTCCTAAAAAAGCAAGACGTTTTTACCAAGCAGGAATGCCACGTAATGGTGATGGTTTTATTGCACAAATAGAAGAAGTAAAACAAGGTAATGTTGAGAGTGTTAGTGTATTAGATACATCTGCTAACTTCTCTATCAACTCGCAGTTATATTTTGACAATACAGGAACACAAGGTTCAGAAGCAGAAGCAATCGTTAGTTCTGTAAAAGGTAAAGATGTATCTTACTTACAATCAAAAGAAAACAAGGTTGTTAAACTAACAATCATTCAAAGTGCATACTTATTTGCAGATGATACGTTATCACAACCGACGTCTGGTGCATCTGGAACTATTGTTGGAACAGTTAAGAATGATAGTACAATTGTATTGAAAAATGTAACTGGTACATTCAATAATACTGGTACATTCTCTGCTGCTATTAAGACATTTGATATTTTATTAGATCAAAGAAGTTCTTACACTAAAGGTGCAATATTAAGTTTGACTGATGGTGTAAATGCTCCTATTGCTACTGCCGAAGTATTAGAAGGAACGTCTGCCCAAAACGTAGTCCAGATCAAGGTTTTGACAGGTACATGGACTACTGATAACACATATTTCATACAGTCTAATGATTTGTTCAATACATCTGGAACTAGAATAGTAACACTCACATCATTGAGTGATGGATTAGAACCATTTGAAGTAAATCAAAGTGTAGCACTAATAGAAACCACATCCAATCATGGATTGGGAATTGGAGACAATGTAACTATTGACATCAACCCTAATGATGCAACTAAAACAAAAACATACTACATTAGAAAGAGATTATATCAAGAGGCAGTTCTAATACCTCCTAATGCAAAGACCAATATTAATTTTACAGGAATAGGAAGATATGAAATCCTTAATGGTGGTGCTGATTACACAGCTGGCACTTACACTAGCATTGCTCTTACTGGTGGATCGGGATCTGGAGCAACTGCTACCTTTACTGTATCTTCTGCAGGGGTAGTTTCTGGTATACAGATACAAGATGCTGGTGTAGGATATGCAAGAGGAGATTATCTTGGAGTTGCAGATGAGGATCTAGTAAGATCTGGTGCATCACAATCAACATCAAGGTTTACAATCTATGTTGGTCATGTAGGTGTTGCTGTTGGTGCAACAAAAGTTACTGTAGATAACGCACAAGGATTTGCAACAGATGACTTTATACAAATAGGTCAAGAAGTTTTAAAGATTGCTGGTATTAATGGAAACGATCTTTCTGTAACTAGAGGACAAGAGGGAACTACAGATGTAGATCATTTTGATGGACAGGAAGTATCTCTTTACAATGCTCAATATAACTTTACAAATAATTACCAGATCTTTAGTGGTTCACTATCAGGTTACATACAATCCTATGATCCTATAACACATAAGATAGTTGTTGTATATGATTATGCAACATTAAACACTAATGCAAATAAAGTTGTATTGAGTTCTAGTTTCTTTGATACTAGCACACCACAAAGATTGGTTGCTGTTAGATCTGCTGAAGATGTAGTATACAAATTTGAATTCTCAGAAGATAATAGTACATTTGTACCTAACCCTAACATAGATCTACAAGAATTTTACAAGTATAAGTTTGATACGTCTCATTCTAGTCTCACTGGGACTTACTTTGATATTAGTCCAAGTAGTAATTACAATTTAATTACAGTAGAGAAAATTGAATCAACTATATTACCTGGTAATGCTGGTGCATTTACAGATGTTAAGTTTGGATTTGGTTCTAGACTTACTACTAATACATATCAAACAAAAACTGGAACAGATTTTACAAACTTCTATTACTTTGATAATAAGAATGTAGTAAACTCTGGAGGATCATACTTTAAACTTGTAACTGATCCTCTACAAGGAACTAAGACTATCAATTATGTTACACCAAATCGTTTTGTTTATGATGTTACCAGTACTCCTCTTTGGGATGGTTCTGGATCCATTTCTTATACTACTAATGGTCAGTTCGCTATCGGTAAGATTAATACAGTCGGAATTATAAATTTAGGATTAAACTATAAGAAAGTTCCAGTTATCACTGGTGTTGATCCTGCAGAGTCTTACAGAGCAGCAGCAACTGTAACATTTGATGCAGCATCACAAACTATTACAGGAGTTGACATTACAAATGAAGGATCTAACTATGTAAATCCTAAAATTGTAATAACTAAGTCTGATGGATCAGATGTAAAATTCAATGTTCTTGTAAGAGAAGGTAAAGTCACATCTATTACTGTAGAAAAACCAGGCAGAGGTTATACATATGCACCTGAGATTCTTATTGTAGAAGGTGAGGTAGAAGCATTTGTTGAGAGTACATCTATAGGTGTACCACAGAGTGTAAGAATAACATCTAACGGTGGAGCATTCCATTTAGATGAAACTGTGTCATCTACATTCCGATCTAACTATGTTCTTGCATTGAAAAATTATAATGGCAACTTTAGAATTGGTGAACAAGTAGTTCAAAAAATTAATGGTGTAGAAGTATTCAGAGCAACAGTTGTAGATTGGAGATTTGGATCTAATTTACTTAAGGTAGAAAATTCTACTGGTATAGTTCGTGAAGATGTTTCTATAGAATCTACAATTATGCCAGTATCTGGTATAGTACAATCTATATTTGTAACTACATTTAGTGAAGAGATTTCTAGTTTTTATGATAACTTAGGTTTCTATCAATCAGACAAAGGAAAACTAGGTGTACAAAATCAAAAGATAATAGACAGTTTATTCTATCAAGATTATTCTTATGTTATTAAGTCAGGAACATCTATTGAGCAATGGCGTGATCTTATCAAAGCAACTACACACCCTGCTGGTTTCAAATTATTTGGTCAAGTTGATATTGAAGCAACTGCTAATTTTGCAACAAGAGATCAAGGTTCATTAGTTGAGTTGCCTAAAGATCGTACACCTGATGCAACACACTTCACCGTTGTACAACTTTGGGATCCTGAGAAGAATAAGATTACAGTTGAGAACTCAAGTAGAATTGTTACACAGACTGTACAGAAAGTTGAGAACCAAAGAATACGTAAAGGATTTGGTACTGCTGCAACAAGTGAGTTTAATTTTAACGAAGCAGAGGCATTTGAGTTTACATTAGGTGCAGTATTTGATGGAGCATTTGATAATGATGGTAGATTACAAGGAACTACTGCATTTACAACTAAGAAAGATGGTGTGGCATTTAACTTAGCAGATAATAAGTTAAAAAATATGATTGTGACTCTTGATGGAGTTATACAAGAACCTGGCATTGCATATACTATAAATTCTGGAAATATTACATTCTCACAACCACCTCTTGTTGGCGTTACATTCTATGGTAAGGTCTTTAAATTTAAAGATGAACAATACAATACAAAATACTTTAAAAAATTAAGAAATATATTCCAACGTGGTGGTACATGGATAGATTCTGCAAATCAAATTGAAAGAAATGTACAGTTTATTATTGATGAGACTATTGGATATGGTAAAGCAACTCACCCATCATTAGACTGGAGTACCAAACAAGATGATTATGAGGCAAACATCAGAGCAATCTTAGATGCTTATCAACATGATATTAGATTTGGTGGAAATATCAAGACAATTGATTATGCATCAATCTTTAGTTCGGGTAGTGCTTATCTTTACATTAGGAATTATAAGACACAATCTAATGATATATTTGAGTATGCAACTAGATTAGCAAAACTTGCAATTAGGAACTGGGACTTTGTTGATGTAAACATTGCATATGTTCAAGGTCAGAAAACAATGACTGTCAGCAGCACTAAGAATCTTGCTGTTGGTTTGTTTGTAAGTTCTGGTAAATCATATCCAACAGGAACTAAGATTGTATCTATTGATAGTGATACACAGGTCACATTAAACAATGCTGCACTTGCAAACTCTGGTGGTGGCGGTGGTGCTCCATCTGGTACCACTCCTGTATCTGGCACAGGTAGTACAACTACTATTGGCACTAGCACTGCACAAGTTCCATTAGGAAGCACATTCACTGTGCCACCTGGTGCAACTGTCACAGTACCTCTTTCTTTCTCAGGTACAACACAAGCTAAGTTTGGTTGGAGTGCATTGAACAATGGTATGTTCTATAAAGCAGGAGAGTTGATAGAGAAGAATGAAACAGAAATTATTCAATTAGCATTGAATGCAACTCAAACACAGTATCCAAACTTAGGTTGGGGTGGAGGTCCTGGTGTAGCACCATATTATCCTCTTCAAATGAGACCATTGATACAGGCGTATGTTTATCATCTTAAGATGGGTGGTAATTTTAAAATTGTAGAGAATGCACAAGCATACTATAAACAAAATGATTATCCTTATGGTGAAGAGTTGTATTACGATGCATCATCTTTAGGTGAAGTCCAGAAGGGAATTACTGGAACTGTGGAGTCAACAATTTTCATAATGAATGAAGTTAAAAATAATTGTATACAGGCAATGAGAAATCAGTTGTCAATCACAGATCCTAATGTTCTTGTAGATTCTCTAAGTCCTGTATGTGCAGAAGTAGAGAGTACACTTAACACATACCATAGTATTACTGAAACTATTATTACAGAAGGACGTGGACTTGTAGAGAAGACACCAGTTAATCAAAATAAGTCTGGTTATTGGACTGGTACAGTAACATATTCTAATTACAATATACTTGGTGATCCTTTACTTCCTGTAGAGGAATGCACTACTGTCATCTCTGCAATGGATTCACTGTATGAAAATTTAAGTGATGTTGTAAAAGAAGAGTCTGTAACAAGAAGTCTACCTGATTATATTGATGGTGAGACCACAGACTTTGAATTATATTGGGATGATAATACTGAAGTAAACACAGAAGAAGATGAAGATTTATTCCTTACAATCAATTCAGTATTACAAAGACCTAAGTTTACAGAAAACTATCCATTAAAAGATGCTTACTGGATTGATAGAACTGTTATTCCTAACGTAATTAAATTTGATACTGCTCCTATATGGGATCAAGACTTAGGTGCTAAGAGTATTGGTGAACCAACTGCTGTAGAAAAAGTTGTAGGTATTGGTGTTTCTAATTACAAGAGATTGACAATTGATTTTGAATTGGTAGATGGTGTTAGAAACGGACCTTTCTTAATTCTTGATGTATTAGATGGAACTGTTCAAAGCATTGAATCCGAAGATAGTTTGTATGTATTCTTAGATGGTGTACTACAAGTAAATGGAAAGGCGTATACTGTTTCAGGTCCTAATATCACATTCCATGATTCTATCAAGAAAGATATGCAGATTGACATGCGTTACATCTATGGTAGAGACGTAGGTCAAATATTAAACATATATGACTTTGCACCTGACACTTATTTCAGTCAAGGAACTTTCTCATTTGTTGCTTCCCAACAAAACATGGATACTTTGTTAAGTTATACATGGATGGGTGAAAAGATAGGTAATCCTATACATGTGTGGCAAACAAGAGCAAATGGTACTAAGAATGTAATAGGTGAACTTTCAAACCCAATTAGAACTGGAAACACTGTAGTATTTGAATTAAAATCTCAAAACTCAAATATCGAGTCGGGACTAGATTATACATTTGCATCAAAAGGAAATTACAATAATAGTTTTGTACTAACAGATGCAGATATAACAAATGAGATTTTAAATCTCAAGAAAGATAGTGATGGTAGAAATATATTAAAAGATCCTAACTCTGATTGGTTTGGAACAGTAGTTGGTAAAACATATGTTGCACCATTTGTATATTTGTCTAATGGAGACAATATTAAAGTAGAAGGTGAGACAGGTTTTAGAAAAATTAAAACTCTCCCTACTGAAACTACAAGTAAAGATGGAAGACCTAACGAACAGACATCTGATGATATCTTTGGTTCAGTCTCAGTTGAGACTTATACTGGAATCACGAGAGGAGAAGGTCTTTCTGTCGTTGCAGAAATTCAGAATGGATCTGTAATATCTCTTACATGGAACCAGCGTAGTTATGATCCAATTACACAACCAACTGCATATCAGTATTATACACCTCCTGTACTTAAGTTTGAGACATTAGATGGTAATGGTGGTGGTGCTAAAGCAAATGTATTAGTAAGTAAGGGTCAGGTAATTAGTGTTGATCTACTTGATGGTGGTTCTGGATATACCAAAGCACCTAAGGTTATCACAACTAGAAGATTTGATATCTTAAGTGAAAGAGACGTTGGTGTTTCTCTAATCAATGTTGCTATCAATCCATTTGTGGAAACTGGTGGAATGACTGCTTTATCAGTTGTTACTGAGATTGATGAGTCTGGTCTTACAGGTATTACAGGTGTTAGTTCTCTATCAGTACAGGTAGCGGGTGATGCTGAGATTGTTCTCGAAAGAGAATTTACTCCTGACGAGATAGAGGTATTCTCTATTGGTGGAGCATTAGATCCACAAAGAGATTATCTAGAACTTAATACTAACAGACCTACTCCTGCTAGTGAAGTTCAAGTATTTGAAGGTCCTACTTATGAAGCAACTGTTGTTTCTGCAGAGGTTCAAGATATTGTATCTCTCAATTCTATATCTACTGTTTCTAAAGTAATCACACAGACTCAGCAGATTGAGATTCCTAATAATGCAATCAGCAATGTCAACTACTTTGAGAATGCTGCACTATTGGATCTTGACTTCCTCATCGGTGATGTTATTGCTTACATTGCTGATACATCTAAGTTTGCTCCTAGTGGTAGATTGATGATTGGTGATGAGGTTATATACTATGAGAAGAAGATTAATGATAGATTCTATCAAATCATTAGAGGATATCAAGGAACAACTGAACAAGATTGGGTTGCTGGAACTTACCTCAGACAGATTGAAGATGTAACAGTTATATCTGCTGGTCTTGTTGAAGTTGAGTCTGAAAGCGATGTTAGAATGGTTAACATTGGACTCGTCGGTTCTGGATTTGAAAGACAAGTATTCAGACAAGTAACATCTCCTGATGACTTAGACATTACTAAGGAATCAACTGAAGTTCTTATTGTACCTCCACCTGGCGGTGCAGTTGATGGATATGAAGAGACAGCGTTCATTAATGATCCTATACAACAGAGAAATCAGAACCAAGTTGATTTGATTGAAAATGCTCTTGGTAACTATACTGTTACTCAACGTGATGGAACAATCATTGAAGTAAGAAACGAACTATTTGGAACTAACGAATATATCGGTTCATATATAAAGACTACTGTAGGTTCTAATATAGGAAACTGGCAGTACATAGCATTTGATGATGGAACTGCTGACGTATCTAACCTAACAATCGCTGATATATCAACATACTATCCATCATTGACTCTTGGTGATTTTGTAGATAGAGCAAACTCCTCCTTCACAAAGGCAGGAGATAAGTTCAATCTTGCATTACCATCAATACAAAATCCTGTCGCTATTAGTTCTACAGTAGGAACTATTGGTGGAAATATTGTTGTACAAGATACAACTTACTTCCCAACAACAGGGTATATTTTACATAACAATGGTACATATACAGGTATAATTAAGTATACTGGTAAGACTGCTAATACCTTCACTGGTTGTACTAGACATAATGGTGATAATCAGATTGCGTCTGGATCTGAGATAGTACCTATATCAATCGTATAAATAAACGTATAAATAACTCAGGCACTTAATACAATAACGTCGGAACAGGAAAAACAATGGCTGCTATTATCTCTGATAAGTTTAGAATTTTTAACGCTAAACAATTTTTAGAATCTTTAACCGAAGGACCCAACGATACGAGTTCGGAAAGATCAAGAATGTATTTCTTTGTGGGAAGACCACAACCATGGAAGGCATATTTAGAAATACATACCAAGAACTCAACGGCTTTCGTAGTCGGAAATGAAGTTTATGTGGGTACATATGGATCGACTGCTTTTCGTGCCACAGTTGCAGCAGTATATGACACCGCTTTATTATTAACCGACGTTTTTGGAAGTTCTGGTGTTAACTCTGCTCCTCCTCTTGGATCTGCATTAAAAGGTAGAACAGGTGGTGCTGGCGGTTCTGACACAGGTGCTACAGCAGTCTCTGGTGTATATCGTTACGCTACTGAAGATGTTCCACCACTTCCTCTAGATAATCAGAGAGAAAAGATTACTCTATACGACGAATTAATTGCTGCCAAACGTATTACTGATTCTTTTGCAAGAACAGTTATCCGCCGTTACAACTGGGATCTAGTTGCTAACCCTAAGTATGACATGTTCAAACCAGACTACTCTGCTACACCAGGTGGCGGTGGTCAAGTTGGTAAACAAGCAGCGACTGGTGCTACAAGCATCTCAGATGCTAAGTTCTATGTAATGAACACATACTACGAAGTATTTAAGTGTCTCTATAACGGAGAGAACCCTAGCAACACTACAGGACAGAACGCAACCGAAGAACCATATACTGCTGGTGGTAACTATGATTCTGCAACTGGTCTTTATACAGAGACAACTGGTGCAGGATACATCTGGAAGTATATGTACACTATTCCTACTGATGATGTTCTTAAGTTCTTATCATCAGACTTTATGCCAATCGTTCTTCCTGCTAACGTAAGTAGAACCGCAGTTGCTGGTATTGCAGTTTCTGGTGCTATTGATGTAGCACTTATTGAGAATGCTGGATCAGGTCTTCCTGCTTCACAGACTCTATACACTGCTATTGTTGGTGATGGAACAGGTGGTAAGGTTAAGTTTGTAACAAACGGTGCTGGTACAATCACATCTGCTGAAATTGAAGCACGTGGATCAGGTTACACTTATGGTAACGTACTATTAGGAAATGGTAACTTATTCTCTAACGCTGGTTTATCATCTGCTGTAACAACTGGTGCTTCTGCTGTTGGTGCTATCGAAGTTGTTCTACCTCCACAAGGTGGACATGGTTCTGATCAAGAAGTAGAACTTAATGGTAAGCGTGTTATGACTAACATTCGTCTTACATATTCAGAAGGTTCTGGAGACTTCCCTGTAGATAACGACTTCCGTAGAATTGGAATTATTCAAGACCCATTTAACTGGGGTACTACAACATTCTCTACTTCTGATACATTATCTGGATTAAAAGCAGTTAAGATTACTGGTGCTTCTGCAGACTTCTCTGTTGACGAGAAGATTACACAGACTGTAACTGGTGGTACAGCATATGGTACAGTTGTATCATGGACATTAGACAGTGGTTCTACAACTGCTGGAGTTCTTAAGTACATCCAAACAAACGATGCACACACAGACTCTGGTGTAGTAAGAGGATTTGAGTCTAATGGTTCTAACGCAATCACTGGAGAACTTTCTACTGCATCTGGTAACGTAGATACTGCATATGGTTCTACATTATTAGGCGTTACATTCTCATCTGGACTTGCTGCTCCTGAGATCGAAAATAACTCAGGTGAGGTAATTTATGTTGAGAACAGAAGACTAATCACTCGTGCACCTGACCAGATCGAAGATATCAAGTTAGTAATTGAATTCTAAGCATTATAAAACTTCGCTAAATAATATGACGAGAATACTAGTATTATTGGCGGAGTAAGATGCCTCAGAAGACGAACCTAAACGTAAGCCCATATTACGAAGATTTTGATGCGAAAAAGAATTTTTATAAGATTCTTTTCAGACCTGGCTATTCTATCCAAGGTAGAGAACTAACACAGGTTCAATCAATTCTTCAAAACCAAGTAGAGAGCTTCGGTAAATATGCCTTCAAGCAAGGCGAACTTGTTATTCCTGGTGAAGTAGGACTTAACACAAAATTAGATTACGTAAAATTATCATCTGTTTCAGAAGTTGCAGTAAACGATGGTAATAATAATATTGTTTATAA